ATTTTTTAATATAAATTTAAAATTTTCCCAGAATTCTTTTTTGTGTCCAACAGATTCAGTCATAATATGACTAATTTCATGTAAAGCAACGAATGTTAAAGTATTTTCATCAATAAGTTTACTTCCTTCTTTTGTGGTTGTTGTGCAAAACGCTAATTTCTCTCCTTTATTTTCTGAATATGCAGTAAATTTGCTAGTGGGAAGAGTTTCCATAATCTTTTTAGGATTAAATTTTTTAGTAAGACGTTGGACGTTTTTACGAGTAGGATATTTTTCATCTAAATACTTAACTAATTTTTTAAGTTTTCTGGTTACTTTTGCTAATAAATCGGCGACAAGTTCTAATTTTGGAGTTTCTCTTACGCAATATGTGTTACCATCTTCGTCACTTACAATACATTTAAGGTGGAACATTTCGGATTCAAAAAATATTTTTAAACAAAATCCAATAACAAAAATGGCGACCAAATATCCAAAAACATTTATATCTAGTTTCATAATAATATATATTGATATAAAACAAATTTCAAATATTAATTTGTTTTATATGTAATTTATGTAATTTATGTAATTTATGTAATTTATTGATTACCACAGCCGATTTCTAAAGGTCTGCGCTGCATATCAGGGGCAATTGTAGTTTGGTTCCATGGACCAGTATTTAACTGAGGATTGGCTGGTTCACTTCTAAGTTGTAAGTTAGCGTTTCTTAAACTCTGTCCAACAGTGTTAATACCAATGTGGTGTCCTGCTTTTAATAAACTGACATTTTTAAGATCACCGGCTCCCATAGGATTCAATTTGCTAAACTCACTGTTACCATCTCTTGGGAGGAGTTCACTAGGATCGACAACCTGCTGTTTGGCACAACTAGGAGGCAATCCATATGTATCTGTTGAAGCACCAGCGGCGGATGCATTGGCGGTATTTTGTCCTAAAGGATTTGATGGAACGAAGTTATTTCCTCCTGCGGCACACTGAATTTGACTATCGTCCATTCCTCCTTGTGCCATTGAAACATTATCTGCTGCTTGTGCAGCACTTCCACTATTTTCCATACCACTCATAGACATATCAAATCCCTTAGAGTAAAAATATAAGGCACATACAACAACAATTGCTGCTAAAATCATTAATGTCTGATTGTTCAAAAGTTTCTTCAACATCTTATTAAGATTCATTATATATTAATCTAAACATAAAATATTTTTTGTTTTCGTTGAATTAATTAATTTTTTCTACAAATCTTCAAATTCTTCATCATCACTACTATCAGCAACATCTAACATATATAATTCCTTAATTCTCTTAACTTCTAAATATGCCTTAATAGCATTAATTCTTGCTTTTTTTGCCTTTTCTCTTGCTTTTTTATAAATGTCTAAATAAACATCGGAAGCATTTTTAAGTTTAATAGACTCTTCTTCTGAAATATCTATATTAATTTCTTCTAATTCTGATTTTAATCCTAATTTATTATCTTTATTTTTTTCATTTTTTTCAAAATTTTCTAAACTTTCTTGTTTATTTTTGTCTAAAGTTTCAGGATTTGTTTCTAAAACTTCTTTATTTTCTGAATCTTTTTCGTTTAATTCTTCTTTAACATTTTCTTCCTTTTTTCCTGTTTTATTATCATCATCTTCTGGGGGATTTTGTTTATTTTTTTTATTTTTTACTTCTTTTTCGGTGTTAGTTTCTAAAATAGATTTGTCTGAATCATTATCTAGTATAATATTTTCAGTATTGTATTCGATGTTGTCTTGAGTATCGTCTTGATTATTAATTTTCAAAGTATTTTGTGCATTATATGGTAATATGGTGTCATCATTTGTATTATCTGATACGGTTTCATTTGATACGGTTTCGTCTTTATTTGGTATAAGATCTATTTTCGAGGAAGGATCAGATTTTTTTGTATTAGTTTGAATTAAACATTTACTAAATATAGGTTTTTCATTTAGTATCATAACTTGTCTTAAAAATATTTCTAAATGAAAACTTTGTGATGAAAATTTAAGACCTTTAAGTTCCAACATACAAATAACATTTTTATTTTCGTCAATGTTTTCTAAATGTAATTCATTTTCATTATCATCATAAATTTGTATATTTAATTTATTTAATGACTTATTTTTATAAATAAACGTTCTAATTAAACTATAAGTTCCTTTATATGTTCTAACACTATCATTCCAATTATATTCTATCTCATCTAAACTGGGTTTTTCATGAAACCAATTGTCACCATTATCACAAATAAGATTGCGAACTCTTTCTTGAATAGAGTCTAACCAATTAATAAATACAATATTTTCAGTATTATCTTTAGCAAAAAGTAAATCACAATATATTTGTTTAGAAGTTTTATGAATGCCCTTTTTTGTTTTACATTTTGGTGTTTGAATAACAATAGGTTTATTATTCAACTCTAATATAGCAGAGTATGTTCCTCCTTGTAAGGCTTTAGGTGTTTTAACAGTTATATTATCAAACGGGAAATTTTCATTAGGTAAAAATTCTGAACTCATTAAATCTAATATACAAATTTAACTTTAAATTAATACGCATTTATTTAAATAATTAAAATGTAGATAAAATATAATTTAATGGATATCAAAGAAACATTAATTAATGAATGCATAAGTGTTTTACACAAAGAAGAAGTAAAGCAAGAGTTTAAAGAATTAATGAAACCATTAATTTCTATGTTGATTCAAGAAATATATCCTTATATTTTTTTATCTATTATTTTTGTTTTTATAAGTTTTTTATTAATTTTAGGAATATTTATTTTATTATTGCGTAATAAAAATTTTTTAAATAGAAAACTATAAAATATTTGTATAGTATATAATGGCTAGAAAAACACGTAGAAGATCTCGATCACGCCGCCGCAGACGTCGCCGCAGAGGTGGTTCCGTCACTGGTGCATTAAGAACTGCTTTGTTACCATTTTTACTTTACAAAGGACAAAAACGCATGCAGAAAAGAGTTTCCCGTAGAAAGGGTAGAAAAGGTAAAAAAACTCGCCGCAAACGCCGCAAATAAATTTTTTAAAATAACAATATAAATTTATATTATTATTTTATAGTACGATGAGCAATGAATTTCAGGAAAATATTAAGGAATGGGTGTCGATTGATAATAGAATTAAAAATTTACAGCAAAATGTAAAGGAATTAAGACAAACAAAAAATGATTTAACCGACAATATTTTCCAGTATGCAGAAAATAATAATTTAGAGAATGCTGTTATACAAATCAGCGATGGAAAATTAAAATTTCAAAATGTTAAATCTACATCGCCATTGACATTTGGATTATTAAAGGAGTGTTTAAATGAATGTATTCAAGATAATGAACAGGTAGAAAGTCTAATTCAATATATTAAGAGTAAAAGAACAAGTAGAATAAATTACGATATTAAGAGAACTTATAGAAAAGATGCTTAGAGATATTTAAATAATAAATATATACTTATTCTCCTTAGCATATATGGAAGAGAAACAATTACTGATGTTGACAAATCAAAAATGGAAAACCTATAAAATAGATAAAAAAACGAAGGATTTAATTAAAAGTTTGGATAATATTAGAAAAAAAAATGATAAAAGGAATTTTATTGAGTGGTTAAATAAAAATATAAAATTGTATGAAAATGAAAGAGATGATGAAATATCATTAAAGGTAAAAGATGTTTTAGAAAATTTGATACATGATATAAATGTTATTATGAAAGAGAAGGGAAGAGAAATTCTAAACCAAAAGCAACTTAGAGATACAGTTGCATCTATGATATATAAAGAAAGTTGATATGAATAAGAAAGTTGATATGAATTCTGATTATGAAGGTGAATTTTTAACAAAAGAAGCGTATTTAAAAAATCTTGATGTGCAGGATTTTTTAAATTGTGATGAAACACGAAAAATATTAGATGAGGACAATTATTTTGATTTTGAATTAAATATAAAACCAATATTAGTAAAACTTTTTGAAAGGTATGCAAAAAATTATAATTGTGATATATTTTTAAATAATGATCCTGAAGGAAGAAAAAATAGCGATATATTTTCAGAGATAGTATATGATAATATGTCATGTAAAGATGATTTATCTATTTTTTACGAGTGTCCTAATTTAGCAAAAAAATTACTGACATAAAGCGTATAAAGAAAAAAATTTATTAATTTTATATATATAATGAGTTTTGGCAAGCACTTTAAAGACAGTGATTTTACATTATATGAAAAAGATGGCGATATTTTTAGTTTGCATATGCAATTCAATAACTTTTTTAGAAATCAAAATTTGCCTGCGATGATAGGAGGTGGGAAAAAAAATCATTTAAATGTTAATAATGGATTATCTGTGCCATTGGGTCTTGCATTATTGAATAAACAGGTAGATGTTACTAGTTATCAGGATATTCATAATAGAAAAAAAGAGGGGAGGTCATTAGATGGTGGAGTTTTAAAGGAAGATACATATTCGAAATTACTTAGTTTGGCAGATTTGAGAAATCACAAAAAATCCAATAGAAAAACAAGGAAAAAAGGAATTAAAACAAATAAAAAAAAAATTAAAAAATTAAATATAAGATCCCAAAGAAGAAAAACACGCAAGATTTAAATCATTTTATTAAATAACTTAACAAAATGATTATACTAATTAGTAACCGAATGACAAAAGAAAAATATCAATGTTTGATTTGTTTTGAAAATATAAAATATCCTCCAATATTGGATTTAAATTGTGAGTGTCAATACAATGTTCATTTTAAATGTTATAATAAATGGTGGAAAATGAAGAGAACTTGTATAATTTGTCAAACGCCCGCAGGTAGGGCAAGACCTTATTATAAGTTTAAAGACAAATCAAATTATCATTTTTTATTAGATTTACATCATAAATCAAATAAATCAAATAAATCAAATAAAATGTTAACAATACAAAATATAATACCTAATTTAAATCATCATATTGTTTTTGTAATTTCAGGATTAATAATTGATATAATTTTTTTTGATGTTCATATTATTTTTATTTTGGTTTTTTTAGTATTATATTTTCTATTAATAATACCTTAGATTTGACTCCAGTTTTCGTAATTAAATGGAGAAACCAAAATTTGGCTCAAATTCTTCTTATATTTATCAGTTTTTTGTTTTATTTGTCTCTCATCTTTTGTCAATGGATAAGGTACAGCATTATTCATAATTTTTTGCTCTTCTTCTGAAATACTGGGTTTGGGTCCGTAACAATTGACACCGAAACGCACGCGAGGATTTTTAATATATCCTCCATTTATCCCTGGTCTTCCACAATCATGTTTATGACCTTTAATTTTCTGCAACTTATTCCATGTTGTTTTTTGTGTTGGATAATATGCCATTTGGTCTTTTGACCAACCATAATTGCACCATTCAGCACCACTCTTGTAAGCGCTTTCTATTTGTGAATAAGTTGCAAGATCCCCGCCATATGCTTTACATAATGCGGATGCATCCTCATATGTGTAATCATTTCCTGGTATATTAAAAACTTGATTATTTAAAGAACCAGCATCTCTATTTCCTTCTAAATTAGACAATCCTAAATCTTTTTCTAATTCTTTTACTAAACTATTATTTTTTTTCTGTCCATCTTTTTCTTTTTTTCCTCCAGTTTTTCCACCCTCATATTGCGTTTCAGGATTAATTTGTATATCTACTTCAGGTGTCCCTAAGAATAAATTTTTTACTGCCGTTTTCATATCTATTTGAAAAAAGTATTGTAATCCATTTATTAAAACTAAAAATATAATAAGTCCCCACATGATTACTTCAATAATGGTTAAGCCTAATGATTTTGGTCCTGCACTAGTTGGTGTTCCTGGAGTATACCCTAAATATGAAAAAATGAAAAAGTAAACAATAATAATAACTGTTAAAATAATTAAAACTATTGGATTTGTTTTTGCTAATGAATCATTCATTGAATTATAAACATGTGAAAATCCGTCGCTTGAAGAAACATCTACGTCCATTAATATATTATATATATATATAATTTATTCACTTTTTTTGTTTTCTATAGAAAAAACAATAAGCATATGGAGATTTTAATTTATCTAAATTTGTAAATTCTTCTACTCTTGCATCATTAAATTCGTACCACTTACCATTTGCATTTTTTACATATGCATAGTAATGTCCTCCTCCAGTATTTCCACTATGATTGCAAATACCATATAAATCATATACATAAGAATGTTTATCATAACCGACAACATATTTTGATAAATCTAAATTATCAATAGGAAAATCGATAAATGATTGTTGTTTTTTACCATTGTTTAAAAATCTCTTAATTGTTATGACTAAAATATTTGGTAAACTCCAAAAAAGAATTTGTTTGGTAGCATTTTCTTTTAATTTTGTTTCATCATTAAATATTTTATTATCATCGCCTAATTCCTCAATTTCCGTATATAAATCAAAACAATCTATTAATGTTTTTTTTGAAGAAATTGGCACATTAATATTAAAAAAAGGTTCAGGAATAATATTTTTATAATCACTTTCTTTTGATTTTATTTGTGAAACAGAAATACCATAAAACATATTCAGAAATTCACTATATTCAGTCTTGTACATGGATTTCATCATATTATAACACTTTTCAGCAAGTTCATCGGTTTTTGTTTGAGCCTTACCACTTATTACCATATCTACCTCTCTGCATATAGAATTATGAAAACAATCAAAAACAAAAGATAAAAATTCAGTAAGATCATTTTGAACAAATCCAGTAAAAATAACTCTATCTTTAATTCTTGCCACTTTTTGCATAGCGTTAACAAATCCTCCGGGTGATATTATACAATTTTCACTCCACATTAATTTTCTTAAATTATCCCATTCACATATAATAAGTGAATCGTGTTTTTTATTTAGTCTAGTTTTATATATTTCTTTATCTAAAAATAAATTTAATTCATATGTATGAGAAATACACTGTAATGTACTATTCATAAAACAAGTATTTCCTATATTTGCTAAACCAGTGAGTCCCATATTTTTAAACTGTTTAAACTCTGGATTTTTCATTTCATTTTTTGATAGTTCAACAACTTCGCTCATTATTTAATATTTATAATATTTTACATTTAAACACATTTTAATAAATATTATAAATGAATCGAAGAAGGAGAAATAATGTAGGGGGAAATGTAATTAATACAGATAATGGAACTGTTAATACTGAATCAGTATTAATTCATGAATATATTGGATTGATGACAAATGTATTAAATTGTAATTTACAAGTTACTAGGTCTTTTAATAATAATGTTAGTTCAATTCTAAGTAATGTCAATATTTTATTTGATAATTATTATAGATGGGGAAGGGAACAACATGGGAGGTCCCGAAGTTCTCAGACGACGAGAAACTCTACTGAAAGTATATATAATTGGGGAACATTTCCCACAACATTCAACTCTACCACCGCACCTAGGGAACGTTCATGGGCAGATATAGTTTCTGAAGGTACTACGCGAAGAAGACCACCAACTAGGATGCGAAATAGACGACAGTCTCGCCGTGCTCAAACTACAATTCCTACTACAAGACCACCTGGTAATCTAACAAACAGAGTTATATCAAGACCAAATACATTCCAAACTTTTTTAAATAATACATTACATACTACGGGATTTACCCAATATACTCTTACGCGAGAACAGATAGATGATAGTTTGACAACAATGGCATGGAGTGAAATCAGATCATCAACTGACCAATCAGTTTGCCCAATAAATCAAATAGCATTTGTAGAGGGTGATATGATATGTAGAATTAATGAATGTGGGCATATATTTTCTACAAATGCAATTAATAATTATTTACTTAATTATGATACAAGATGTCCAGTTTGTAGATTAGATTTACGTCAGAATGTTAATTCATCTACATTAGAACAATCAAATACAACTCCTGAGACTACATTTCCTTCTACTAGAACTCCAGCGACTACATTTCCTTCTACTAGAACTCCAGCGACTACATTTCCTTCTACTAGAACTCCAGAGACTACATTTCCTTCTACTAGAACTTCTTCTACTAGAACTCCAGCGACTACAATTCCTTCGACTACATCTAATACAAGAACTCAAACAGAAGATTCATTAACAACTAATATAAATAATGCTGTTAATTTGGCATCTAATGCGTTTGTAAATGAGTTAACTAATAGTCTTTTTGGGACTGCACCTATTCCTGCACAATTAAATGCAGAATATTCTTTATTTTTACCTAATCAAACAGGAAATTCAACATCAACAAATTCCACATTTATTCCTCCAACTCCACCATTAAATTCTAATTCAACATTTACGTGGTCTAATACAACTAATTATGATGCATTATCAAATAATAGTTTTTTTAATACACCGTTAAATACAGAAACAAAAGAAGCAGACGAAACTAAAGAATCGGATGAAACTAAAGAAGCAGATGAAAGTAAAGAAGCAGATGAAAGTAAAGAAGCAGATGAAACTAAAGAAGCAGAAGAAAATACAACAAATGAATATGAAGAAAAGAGTGAAAGTGATGCATCAAGATATATTTCTACATATGTGGAGGGAACATTAAATATACCTGAAAATAATGAGAATGAAGAATTAAACTCAAGCCCTCAAGAAGATGAAAATGAAGAATTAAACTCAAGCCCTCAAGAAGATGAAAATGAAGAATTAAACTCAAGCCCTCAAGAAGATGAAGAAAAAAAATTTGAAAGAATCATAAGTAGTCGAAAATAATTGATGTAATTTAATTAATTTATAAATGAAAATTAATTAAATGTAATTATAAAATTTTTAAATTATTTCCCAAAGAAACTAGTTATAGATTTCTGACCTGTTTTATTATTATTACTTGTTCTTAAAGCATCATTAAATATAATTTCTTTTACATTATCATCTCTTAGTTTGGTTTTTTTCTCAATGAATTTATCTTGATTATCTTTATATTTTATTTTTAATTGGTTTAATTTCTGTTTATAAATTTTTTGTTTTTTTGTTTTTATAAATTCGGTCATTTGTTCCAATACTAAATTAAATATTTGTGTAACAGGTTTCATAATCTGATTTGTTATGTAAAAACTATAATCAGGTTTAAGATTGTTTTTCTTTATGAAATCAGGATGTTCTACACGATCTCCTTGAAGTTTTACTTTACCTTTTGTTTTAATATAAACAAATGGAATTCTAGAGCCTACTGCAGGTTTATTACCACCATCACGTTTTCCCATTCTTTCTGCCAGTACTTTATGGGCGATACCTTCTGGGTTTTTATAAAAACCATTAAGGGATTTAGATATAATTAACTTACTAATATCTATCTTTTCATCTACCATATCTTTTAAATATGATTTAACAAAATCAACCGCTTGATCAACCGATCCTCCTTTCATAAGTATATCAACAACTTCACCATAACAATCTTTTACACAAGGTGCATTATCTCTTCTCTTTAACACAATTCCCATAGATTTCATTTTACATTTATTTGGATTAATTTCATAAAGTTCCCCTACATAACGTTTTTTAGAAAGAAGTAGAAATGGGTCAAAAGTTTTTTCATATTCTAAATCATGAGGTCCTTTTAGAAACTTACTTGCTAATTTTCCTGCTTCTATAGCCAATTCTATCGTAATTTCTAAAGCCTTTTTTCCTATAATAGGAGTTCCATCTAATTCTGTTAAGTTAAACGAAAAGAATACACTATCTGTATCTCCATAAATATATGTTGCATTTGATTTTACCCTTCCATATTTTTTTGTATCTACCTCAATGTCTCCATAACATTCTTCTACAATTCTTTTCGCATACAATAAAAGTTTTCTTCCTGTAGCAGTAGTAGATGCTGCAATATCCTTATCATAAAAACTGCTTGTTTTAGCCCCACTTTGACCATAAAGTGAATTTGCAACAATTTTTTTACTTGCTTGACGCTTATCAAAAACATTTTTCATAAATTCATCATAAGTATCCTCAATGGATGCTATATTCGAATTTTCTACTGTAGTTTTACCCCTAGCCTCAAGTATAGTTGTTTCTTCTTCTGTCTTATTTATAAGTCCACTATAACTTTCACCGCTTTTAGTTGTAACTGTTTTATATTTAATCAACTTTCTTGTTGCTTTTCTAGATGCTAATAATTCCTTCAACACAGTAGGCATAATACCTTTTTCATTGTTTGGAAATTGTGCAAAACGGCATATTTTCTTTCCACAAATAATCTTTTCTGCTTTTGCCTTTGGATTTTTACGAATATATTTATAAGTATCATATGTAATATTCACATATTCATACCCTTCAAGATTATCATAAATAAATTTTCCATCATTATCACGTTCACCAATAATTTTT